TCCATCCCATTTGACTGTCATGTTTACAGAACTACGACTTGCACCTGCCAACATATCTCTCAATGAACGTAGGAAATTGATTGCAGCCCTACCACCATCAACACCAAAGTTAATGATTTCATCTTCCAGATGTTCTAGGTGTAAATTCTTACCACCCTTATCTTCGTTTAATGTTTGTGCAAAACTAATCATATCTTAATCTGCCATTCCATAAACAAATCCATGTATGTCACTAGGAATAGATTCTTTTACAGATTTTATTTCTATATTAAAAAACTTAAATAAGTTTTCAAATAACTTTGTTCCCATTTCTTTAATTTTTTCTAATGCTACATGAACTTTTGCAATTATTTTTTTGAAAAGTTGTGTAAGCCAAAATTTTGCTCTACTCGTCATACCTTTTAACTTATTAAATATTTTTCCTATTAAAGCAAATTCATCTAATTGTTCTAATTCCTCATTAAGATTTGCAAAAACTTTATTTGCCACCTTATCATTATTCAATTCATCTTTAATAATATCAGAAAATGTTAAAGGAGTTTCTTTATAAGGTGAAAAACTTGATGGAAGAACCCTTATAACTGAAGCCGGACTACCATCACCAGTCTTCCATGCAGAAAATATTTTCATTTTAGATGCAATAGATTTTACTTCGCTAGAAATTTTTGGTGTATCTCCTGACAACCCACCAGATTTACCATCAGATGTAACAGGAATAAACTTTGATATTTTTCCATTGTCAGGGTTAAACTCTACACAAACACTAGCAACTGATTGTTTATTAGAAAACTTTTTATATCCAGACATAACCTCAAAACAATACCACTCCCTAAACAAAGGATTCTTTTCAAAACTTAATACATCAATAATTTCTTTATTTAATTCTTTATGAAACTTTTCTGTTGTAGTAAATAATTTTACATCTTTTTTAAGTTTAGGTGTTAAATCTACCTTTTTCTTTCCTGTTGCAATTTTTTTAGCAAGTCCAGCTGTTAAATCTTTGTTTCTTATTTTTGCAAAATTATCTTCAATTTGTTTCATTATTTTATCTATATCTTTTTTTGCATTTCTATCAACACCCATATATTCAAGAGCAGCATAAAAAGATGAAATAGTTTCTCCTGTACCACCAGATGCAAGTTGTGAACCACCTTTTTTCTTTAAAGATATATTATAATTTTTTGTGTACATATCAGTTTTTGGTGTGCCATTTGTACCACCTTTTTCAATCCAAAAAGAACTAAGGTTCTTTTTACCACCACCACCTCCATATTGAGTCATTTTACTTTTAGCAAACTCAGAAAATGATTTTGCAGTTAAAGTTGCAGACTCTTCATAGTTTGGATAAAATTTTTGAGCTGTGTCAAATGCAGATTTATCATACTTTTCATCTTTTAATAAACTATTATACTTGTGAGTTATTAAACTTTCCCATTCAGCACCAGTTGGTTTTTTATCACCACTAACACCACTACCGTTTCCAAATTTAATTTTAATTGTTTCTAATTTAGCTTGAGTTTTTATGTCTTTTATGTCAAAAATATCTGATATACTTCTGGAAACATTTACTTGTTTTGGTTTGTTTAAGTCTATATTAATAGGAGTTTTATGTTTAGTTTTTAGTAAATTAAATAGCCTAATAATATCTTTGACATTTTCGTTAGGAAAATCTTTTAATGTTTTTTTAATTTCTTCCTCTGATTTTGGATAGAAATCATAAGACTCATCTAGAAGAGTTTGAACTCTATCTATATAGTTTACATAGTTTTCTTGGATAGGTCTAAGTTGACGCACATATTTCTGCAAAGCCATCAATTTCTCCATTTACATATAGTTTATTACTATTTATAAGGATTAGAAGTTATCGAGTTTCTTTCATAAAAGATGGTATGGGTTGATTTCCAAACGTGGGTGTCTTTGTTTGGAAGTTCACAGTATGTTGAGCATCTTCTCTGGACATGTGTCTAGATATAATGGTATTAGTCTCGTTTTCAATAACAACATAAGGTGCATTGTTATCACTCTTTACAAGTTCTACTTTAAACTTTGAATTCTGTTTTTTCATATTTTTCAGCCTTTGATTTAATCCCAAAACTGGTTTTATCAAAGCCTGGTATATCTTCTTTTTGTCCATTATTGACTAACTCCTTTTGTGCATTATTTTCAACATCATACAACCTCATCTTCGACCTATCAATACCAACGACAAATCTCTTGTTTGCAGTTGGGTCATTATAACGGTTTTTCAGTTGCTTCACTAATATTTGGTTTAGTCCATCTAATTCCTCATTACTAATGAGTGCAAACATAAAGTCAGCTGTTGCTGGTAAACCAAAACTTTCTGAGGTATCCTCTAGACCTACGTCTGAAGATACAAATCCTGTACGAGTTGTCTGTGTTGCAGACATAAAGGGTACGTTTGTTTCTACTGCTAATCCACGCAATTCCTCTGCGATTGCTTTTATATACATATACGAATTAACATTCTGCGAACCTTTAAATCTACTTGATGCACATATATTTAAATAATCAATAAATACGATATCTGGTTTAAACGATTTCTTAATCGCCAATTCTTTGATTAAACCTCTGAAGTGACTACTATGAGCACTTGCAGTTGGGTATTCTTTTACGATAAGTTTACCAGATGTTTTCTTTGTAATCTTGGTAATCTTATCTTGAAACATTTTCTTTGGCAAATCATGTAAATCTTCCATAGAGATATTCATTAGATTTGCGTCTATTCTTTCTGCAATTCTTTCTTCTGCCATCTCAAGGGTAATGTATAATACATTCTTACCTTGCGATAGACAGTTTGCAGCCACATGGCACATGAATAGAGATTTACCTACTCCTGTTCCAGCAAGTGCAATGTTCAATGTCTTTGGTGGTAAACCACCTTTTGTAATCCTATTAAAAAAGTCTAGGTCAAATGGTATCTTTTCTTCTACCCTGTGGTAATAGTCAAAACGATTGTCACTATCGCCCAGATAGTCGTGCCCAACGCTAGAATCAAAAGAAACCCCAAGAGCATCTGTGAGTATTTCTGGTATCGCCTCTGCTGTTCGTTTTCCATCTTTCCCATCTATAATCTTTATACCATCTACGATTGCATTGTAGATAGCTTTGTCTTTACAAAACTTTTCTGTTGTATCAACCAACCAATCGAAATCTACATCTGTAGAATTAAGTGATTGAATAAGTTCCACAACCTTTTTGTGTTCTACTTCTGATAAATCTTTCCTACCCTCTAACTCTATCTCTAGAGTAGTCTTAGTAGGCATCTTATTGTATTTATCAACAAACTTAGTTATTTCTTCAAAAACAACCTTTTCTTCTCTTATATCATAATAATGTTCTTTAATGAATGGTAATACCTTACGAGCATACCTTTCGTTTGATATAAGATTACTTAGGGTGGTCTTTTCAATTGTTTGATTCAAGTTTGTTTTCCTCTTCATGTTGTCTGTCTATTATGTCAATGAGTATATCACCTATAAGGTCTGACCACTCATTATTACTGTCAAATTGTGCTCTTGATAGCCCATTGTTATCTAAGATATCAAATTTAAATTTAAAGGGCATATTACCTTCGTCTGTTTCTTTACCAATAGATACATCACCATATTTGTAAACGACACCAGCAAACTTGCTTTTCTTATCAGAGATACCAATACAACTCTCTTTGTCTTTTTCATTTGTTAGATATACATATTTATCTCTAATAGGCATAATGTAAATAACTCCCCACAATATATTTTGGTTTTACTACTGGTTTCATTCCTTGATGTACCCAAGGCCACATGGGTGGAAACATAAGTAGAGAACCTTTCTTACACAAGGATGACTTCTCTATCTGTGGAAACATTGTTTCTCCAGCATCATTGTCATCAAGATATAAAAAGAATACAAGAAATCTTATATTGTTATCTTTATTTGTAACATCAACGTGTTTTTTAAACTGGTCAATATCATTAGGTAAATATCTTTTTAATCTAAATGCTTCAAATCCATATTTGTCAGGCCATTGTGTAGGTATTATATTACACTCTTTTTTATACATTGTCAAGTGTTTCATAAAACATTCTTGTAATGTTTTTGTTTCTGTTTCCCATGACTCGTGTGTTTTCTGTTGAAACATATTGAGTTGAGTAAAAGACATGTTCTTATCCTCACCATGCTCAATCTTCTCATGATTGTCTGTATCTGTTTCAAACTTATCTATAAGATGTTTACAGAAATCTGGGTCAATAGCATCTTGGTATATTCGTATATAATCTTTCATTACATAAACTCTTCTAGTGTATTTACTTGTGATGATTGATATGCTTTCTTCCATTGAATTTTTGATTTAGCTAATAATGTACCTTTCATATTAGGACTGTTATCTTCCTTATATTTTAAAGTTACAAACTGTGGGAATTTTTTCTGTAATTCTATACATGATTGATTATGATACTCTGCATCTCTATAATCAGAACAACCACCATCTTTGTGTGATGCACCAGCATCAACGATAAATTCATACCATACTCTATTAGGATGACCCTTTGTTAAAAGCTGTAAGGTAACATAAAAATCTTCTGCGCCACAACAACCTTCCCAATCTATATCATTCCAAATTTTTGATATGACTTTACCATCATAATACTTGTTTGTCATAATTCTACTATTTTCTATGTATGGGAATTTGTCTAGGGGGTTGTTCCAAGTTGTTCCAAACGCACCATGTGGAAATCCTCCATCTATCCATTTATTTGTTCTTTCTAAAACCTCAACAAAGTCTTTTTCAATCATATATTCTTTTTTTAATTTACCATCATCTTTTTTATAATGTCTTAAAAATTTCAAATCATCATCTAATATCCAAAATCTAGATTGTCTGTTTACAGCAAACTCATAAGTTAAATCTCTTATTGTTTTTGCAAAACCTATATTGTCACCACTCACCACGAAAATTTTATTATGTATTTTTCTGGCTTCTATTTCTTCTTGTGGTTGCACAACTAATGTTACATTTTCTAATAAACTATCTGGAATATTAGATAATGTGATTTGAGAATCTAGTCTTTTAAATGTTGGTATTACTAGTTCCATCATATAAACACTTTTGGGCCATTCCAACCTATATTAAGTAGTTCAGATATATCTGCTGTATTATCCATCATTTCACATTCATCACTTTCTTTATGTAGAACATCATAACCATGTTTTTCTATTAAGTCTGATACTTTAGTCCCAACACCAGAACCAACCTCATAAACTCTATCGCAATCATAAGTTTCTTGTTCTAAAAAAAGATAGCTATCTTTTTGTTCTAAAAAAAACTTTACCACATCAACAACATCACTTACATGAATGAAATCTCTAATATGATTAGTTTTATACTCTACATTACCATTATTTAGGCGACTTGTCAACATAAAATTTGGAGCTCCATCACCATAAACATTTGTAAATCTCAAACCAATATGGCCATCATATGCAAATTCTTCCATAACTTTCTTTGTAGTTCCATAAGGACTACGCCACCATTCATTAACACATGATGTTGATGCATATAACATTGGAACATCTTTACATATATCAAATATTCTTTTAGAATACTCAACATTTTGTTTCCAATATTCGTTTGGAATTTGAATTGATTCTCTAACATTAGTTAGTGCAGCCAAATGTATGACAAAATCTGTATCTGACTCTAAGGTAAAGTCTTTTATATCTTTACCTATATTAGTATCCCACTCAATAATTTTATGGTTTTTTAAAGAGTTTCTTACATGAGTTCCTATAAATCCTCTTGAGCCTGTGATAACAATTTTCATATAAAATCCTCTAGATTACCACTTGTTTTTTTTGCATACTTACCTATGAGTTTCTCACTCTTACCTGCTGTTCCTATGGTCGCAAGTCTATTATCCATATAGGCCACACAACTGAATCGTTCTCCATTACCAGTTATTTCTGTTACACCATGTACTTCTAGACTGTCTGCGATTACCACACTATTGTCTGGTGCGTCTATAGCAATATTGTATCGTGGGAATGTCAAAAATGCACCATCATAATCCCCTTGACGAAATACACACATGGACGTTAACCCCATCTCGGTATCTCCTGAATCTACATGAAAACTCATCTTGGTAGACTGACCACTATGATATCTGTTTGCACTATAGGTGCTGAATATACCCATTCGGTGTTCTGGTTTGACAAAACTCTCTGCGAATGTCTTTTGTTTGTTGTATATGTCGTTATTGGCCTTTGCAAATGCAAGCTCATTGTACTTGGATATGTCCTTGAGTGTTTCAAACTTTTCTGGATTATCCTTTGTCCACCCTGAGCTGTCTATTGCACCAGTAAATCGTCCTCTTTTATATCCTATCATAACTGAGTGTATCTCATTCGCATAGGCAATCATACCCCAACCACCAGTCTTTGTCTTTACATGGTAACTATTTGGTGTTCTGAGTTTATAGTGTTCCCCCTCAATCAATCCCTTCTTCTTCATATCTTCCTTATCTATAGGGCCACTACAGTTGGCTCTCATGGTAGATGTGTCTTCGATTGATGTGAGTGTATCTCGTACTGTATCATCTGGATATGCGTTTGTTATGATATATGCAAGAGGTACGTCTGAACCATCAAGTGATACGACTGGTTTCATAATTGCAGTATCTTCTGTAACTCTTATGACTTGTTCATAGGAAGTGTCATCTGGAAACTTACCCTTCCATTTGTCTAGAGTTTCTTTCTTACCTAAGTCAGTCTTTAGATTTATGTACTTCATTGTACGGCTCCAACACTTGTTTATATATTTCGTCTGCAAGATACTTCATACAGATAGGTGCAACCATTAATCCTATCCTTGCAAGTTGTTCATTCAATGTACCAGTATTAATGTAGTCTTCTGGTAATGTCATAATACGAGATGCCTCTTTGGTTGTAAACACCCTATCTTCTTCTGGGTGTAGATGGACTGCAAGACTTGTCATTAATCCTTGTTCTGATAATGTGTGTGATGCTTGATTCCAAGGCACTCTCCTTGATTGAAAGAATGAGTGTTTCTTTTCTGGTATACTCTTACCCCATTTCACCCTATGTGCAATTACCTTATCATACCATGGCCCAACAACATCATCTCCTACAGATACTACCTTGTCTGGGTTCTTCTCCAATCGTTTCAACCATTTCCACTTCGCACCTTTCTTCATAGTCTCTACTAACTCATGTGCTTCACTTGCATTTTCATTATCTAACTGCAAATCACCGATTGCACCACGAATGTCTACAAATTCTTTTTCTGGTTCTGGAAACAAACCACTCAATAACATGAATGGCATACCGATATCATCTAATACATCATTACGCACCGATACGATAAACACACGTTCACGTTTTTGTGGTACACCTTGTTCGTGTCCCTTGAGTACTTTATAGACAGCTGTATATCCTTGTGCTTCAAAATCATTAACCATTCGTGCAAGATGTTCAGATGCATACTCCATAGTAAGACCCTTTACATTTTCACATACAATAACCTTCGGTTTCATTTCACCAGCTATACGAATGACTTCCCATGTCAAGTCCTCTATATTCTTTTGTTTCATACCATATGCAGTTTTCTCTTTACCCCAACCTTTTTGTTTTGTACCAGACATACTGAAAGGTGGACATGGTGGACTTGCATCAAGTAAATCAAGTTCACCTTCTTTTATACCAGTCATCTCCATAATCTTTTGACCTGTTACATCTTTGATATCTCCACATATGTGTGGAGTTCCTGGCCAGTTCGCAAGATATGTGTCTACTGCAACTTGTTGAAACTCATTGACAAACTTACAATCACCACCAGCTAGTTTGTAACCACATGATGAACCACCACCACCAGCAAAGAATGAAATATATGTAAATAGTTTTCTATCTGCTGATTTTTGTAGGTCGTCTAATGTGTATCTAAAATATTTCATGTAAAGAAGTCCTCGAGTGTTCCTTGTGTGCCATAACTGTCGTCAATCTTCCACAAGATTTTGGTTGTAATAAATTTGAGTGGGTCAACAAAACTCTTGGTGAATTGTATATCATAGTCTATTATTGACTCAAAGTCAAGTTCTTTTGGTAATTTAGTCATGAAAGATATAGCCGTAGATGTATATACATTTGGTTCTTTTAGATGTAGGAACTTAATCTTATCACCCTCTTGTATAAACTCATACTTGTTTGATAATTTGTGTTTCTGAATTAAATGATTATACAATATTGCACCTTTACAATGTATAGGCGCTCCCTTCGCAAATAGTCCACTATCTGATGTGAACTTTTTGATACCATTTACACTTCTGGGATATGCAATATCTTCTACTGGCAACTTCATAAACTCCTCACGAAACTCTTGTATAAATGTATTTAGCATTTTATCATCACCAGACATGATAATTTTGAGTGCGTCTTTAATCTTTTGTCTGCATGGTGCTGGTGTTGACGATTTGACAGCCTCAATACCCATAATTTTAAGTTGTGGTTCTTTGTATCGCACACCTTCCACATCATATGCATTAAGTATATAGCGTTTCTTGGCAGTCCAGATACCTTTATCTGCGATTACCTCACGCTTCATGCTCATTTTGTTTGAGTATGCGTTGACGTACCCAGCAAGTTCCGAATAACTCTTATCAATAAAAGGTTCAATCTTTTGAGTAGCGATTGTGTCCAAGAAGTTGATGATTTTTGTAGTGTCTTGTCTTTCTCCAAACACTTTATTAACAAGTTTGTCAAATGTAATGTAAACCGAATCCGTATCCGAAGCAAGCACATAGTCATGTTTGTCCGTTCCCAGCAATGTATTAAGGTATTCATTAAGAGCATGCTCAATCCAACGAATAGATAACTGCCCACTAGTAGTAATCGCTTCAGCAACCAGAAGGTCATAGTACCTAAAGTATGCATTACCGATAGCACCATAAGCACTATTGAGTGAAATCTTTTTAGCCATTTGAATGTTGTTGTATCTCGAAATGTCTTTAAGTAGTTTTGGGTCTTTAGTATTTTCATATTCTTGTTTTGCCTCCAACATTTTACGTTTAAATGTCACTCTGTCATTGTACATGCTTTCCATAATCTCTGGTAGAAACCCCTTTGTATCGGTTTTAAACAATGCACCATTAGGTGTTAGTGTCACACCCTTGAGTATAGAGGTGTCTACTTT